ATCGTACACTCTGGATCAATCGACGAAGAAAAACACGGTGCCCGCAGCCGCCAGATTGAATCTGTGTTTGTTGAAACACCAGCCGGCGAACGCTTCCGTGTTAAAAAGAATAACCTAGCTGGTGCAGCAGCACTTGCACAACACTACAGTCATGGTGGCGAAGCAGGCGATGAAATTTGCGAAGCCATCAATGGTATGATGGAAGAAATGGCTGCTATGCAACACTTTGTACGCAGCGCCAAGAAACGTGATTTTGCAGATGCGGAAACTGATCAAATGGCAGCAGCCGCACACAAACACTACGATGAACTAAAGCGTACACTACGCCAAATGCGTGGCGCACGTGGTTATCGCAACTACGTAGAAAACTTTATTCCAGAAACACCAGTTGAAGAAGAATACGACATAGACGCATTGCGTGAGCGTTTTGTTAAAAAGATCTATGACGATCGTTTTGACGCAGCCCTTCCGTATGTTTATAGAGCACATAGAAAGCAAATGGAAGCTATGAATAATCCAATGGCAGAAGAATTTGAAAGCTGGGCCGACAGTATGCTAGAAGGCACATGGGCAGTACCGGATTCAGAAACGGAAGTTGATGAATTGCGTAAGCTGATGTCAGCACCAATTGAAGTTGGTACAGATGGTCAAGACGCAACTACAGCCCTATATCATATCATTGGCGATGATCAGTTGTTTGATGATATCGGAGAGTTAGCTGAGATCAAAGGCCCAGACTACGATTGCCGTCCTGAAATTATTAGTTGGTTGAAAGAACATTTCCCTGCACTAGCAAAAGAAATGGAACAGATTGTTCAACAAAGCGAGCAACCAGAAACTCCAGCGCCAGGCGCAGCACCTGTACTAGGACAGCCGCAGCCTGCTGAACAGCAAGCACAAGCACCTGCTCCACAACCAGCAGCCGAATCGGCCGACCCACTAGACTTCATCAAACACCTAGCTGGCCTGCGCCGATAAGCAAAAATCAGTTTGTCCAAAAGGCACAAATTTTGTGCCTTTTCTTTTGACTCTGTGATAAATAAACATGTATACTGCAACGAGTGCATTATACACATTAAGGCACATTATTAAGGCACATTTATTAAGGAGAACTATTATGGCCATGACTTTAGCTGAAATTCGCGCAAAACTACAATCTCAAGATAGCCGCAAAGGCGGTGACTCACAAACTGGTGGCGACAATGCCATTTACGCACACTGGAACATTCCAGAAAACACAACAGCCCGCGTAAGATTCCTTCCCGATGCAAACGATAAGAACTCATTTTTCTGGGTTGAACGTCTGATGATCAAATTGCCATTTGCTGGCGTTAAAGGTCAAGCAGATAGCAAACCAGTTGTGGTGCAAGTTCCATGCGTTGAAATGTACGGCGAAGCATGTCCAGTTCTTGCAGAAGTGCGTACATGGTTTAAAGACCCAGCAATGGAAGAAATGGGTCGCAAGTACTGGAAAAAGAAAAGCTACTTGTTCCAAGGTTTTGTTCGTGACAATCCGATCAGTGACGACAAGACTCCAGAAAATCCAATCCGTCGTTTTGTGATCAGTCCACAAATTTTTAACTTGATTAAAAATGCATTGATGGATCCAGAAATGGAAAACCTACCAACTGACTACAGCGCAGGTCTTGATTTCAACATCAAGAAGACCAGCAAAGGTGGTTATGCTGATTACAGCACAAGCACATGGTCACGCAAAGAAAGTTCGCTTACTGCCACAGAAGCAGAAGCAATTGAAACTAGCGGCTTGCATAACTTGAGCGACTTCTTGCCCAAGAAGCCAAGTGATGTTGAGTTGAAGGTCATCAAAGAAATGTTTGAAGCAAGCGTTGACGGACAACCTTACGATCCAGATCGTTGGGGCGCCTACTACAAACCATATGGTTTGAAAGTTGAAGGTGCAAGCAAGTCTGAAGATGCAACACCTGCTCCAGCACCACGTGCGGCAGCACCTGCTCCAGCAGCAGAATCTGCACCTTGGGAAGAAGACGAAGCTCCTGCAGAAGCAGCAGCACCAGTTGTAACCAAGCCAGCCGGTACACAAAAAGCAGAAGACATCTTAGCGATGATTCGTAACCGTAAAGCATCTTAATTGATGTGAAAGCAGGGGCAACCCTGCTTTCTGGTTATGTATTCCCTATCAAAATAAAATAATCTATGAGGAAATAATCATGGCAACTAAACCATTTGATGTATCTAAATTTCGTAAAACAATTACTAAAAGTATCGACGGCCTTAGTATCGGCTTCCGCGATCCAGACACTTGGATCTCCACAAACAACTTTGCACTTAACTACCTCATCTCGGGCGATTTTAACCGGGGCATCCCTTTGGGAAAAGTCACAGTATTTGCTGGAGAATCTGGTGCTGGCAAATCGTATATTTGTTCCGGTAACATCGTTAAGAATGCACAGGAGCAAGGTATATACGTCATCCTTGTTGATACGGAGAATGCTCTCGATGAGTCATGGCTACACGCCCTGGGGGTCGACACAAGTGAAGATAAACTACTAAAGCTCAACGTCGCAATGATCGACGATGTTGCAAAACTAATCAATGACTTTGTGAAAGAGTACAAAGGACTTCCAGAGGATTCGCGTCCTAAAGTCTTGTTTGTGCTGGACTCACTGGGTATGATGTTGACACCAACAGACGTTAATCAGTTCCAAGCTGGTGACTTAAAAGGTGACATGGGCCGTAAGCCTAAAGCACTTACAGCACTTGTTCGAAACTGTGTAAACATGTTTGGTGACTTAAACCTAGGTCTAGTAGCAACTAACCACACATACGCAAGTCAAGACATGTTTGATCCGGACGACAAGATCTCCGGCGGTCAAGGCTTTATCTACGCAAGCTCTATTGTTGTTGCTATGCGTAAGTTGAAGTTGAAAGAAGACGAAGACGGCAACAAGATCTCAGAAGTCAAAGGTATTCGTGCCGCATGTAAGATCATGAAGACACGCTATGCTAAACCTTTTGAATCAGTACAGGTTAAGATCCCATATGAAACTGGTATGAACCCATACTCGGGTATGACTGACTTAGTTGAAGACAAAGGTCTGTTGAAGAAGGAAGGCAATAGCTTGACCTACACTACAATCGACGGCGAGATTATCAAGAAGTTCCGCAAAGGTTGGGAACGTAATGATGATGGTTGTTTGGATCGCGTAATGGCAGACATTACTGCTAATCCACACATGTTCGATAAGAAGTCTTCAGTGGAAGATGCTCCTGCATTGATTGATGAAGAATAACTTCTATTGTAGTCAGAAGTGGTGGTGGCTAACAGTTGACCCAGAAAGGCGGCTGTTAGCTTCCTGTTGTAAGTCGGATCAACAGGTAATCGATACCACATGGTTAGAGAAGAATCCCGGCAAGCTATTTAATAATCCCACAATACAACAAGAACGTGCAGACATGCTAGCAGGTAAGCCTGTTGCCAGTTGCGCCAAGTCCTGCTGGATACCTGAAAGCCAAGGTATTCCTAGTAGGCGTACTATGTTGCAGGCCAAATCTGATTGGCAATACACTGACTTAAATGCACAACCTGATGTTGTGGAAATAGCACTAGGCAGTGATTGCAACATGACCTGTGTCTATTGTTCTAAACGTTTCAGTTCCGCATGGCGCAGAGATATTACACAAGGCGGAGCCTATATTGACAATTACACAGTTGATGATAGATTTGAATTAACTCTTAATGATCGTGTCGCAGTTAAACTAACACAAGCAGATGTAAAGAGTGGCAGTAGATATCAATTGATCCTAAATGAAATAACACGTTTGGGTAAAATTAAACATCTTAAAATAATGGGCGGCGAGCCTTTCTTGTACAACGGCCTTGAAGACATTCTGCGTTTTGTTGAAGCAGACACAATCGAAATTACAACAGGGCTTGGTGTTAATGCCAAACGATTCAAACGTCTAGTAGAAATGTTGCCCTCAGATAAAACTACTCTAGACATCAGTGCAGAATCAGTTGGCGACTTGTATGAGTTTGTGCGCTATGGCAATAGCTACGAAAATTTTCTAGCAAATTTGGAAACTATCAAAAATCACAAGATCAACTATAGGTTTGCGATTACATTGTCTAATCTGAATGTACACGGAATAAAACAATTCCAAGATGAGCTAGCAACAGCTGATGATTATTTTAATGTACTAGTGGACCCAGTGTACTTAAGTCCCGGACTGCTAGATCCTGCGACCAAAGACGCTATACTATCGACTGGTTATCGTTACTTTGAAAAAGAAATACACCAAGCTGTTGCCGCTGACTACAGCCAGCAACAGCTAGAACACATAAAGCAATATCTTCCTGAGTTCGCAAAACGCAGGAACCTAACACTAGACGTTTTCCCTGAAACATTCAAAAAATGGATCCTCAACTAATAGAAGTTTTTCCAACAGACCAATGTTTTTCAATTACTTGGGAATTGGGTCGTAGGTGTAATTATGATTGCATGTATTGCAGTCCACGTTGGCACGACTCTACTAGCAAACACAAAAAGCTAGAAGAATTACAAGCAAACTGGCAAGGTATATTTGAGCAAAGTCGGTATCTGGGACTACAGTACAAAATCAGTTTCACTGGTGGCGAAGTAACCGGCAACCGCAGTTTCTACCCGTTTGTTAAATGGTTGCGTGAGAACTATGCTGATCATATCAAGCAGATACTACTAACTACAAATGGCAGCGCAACTTATAAGTACTATGCAAAGTTGTTTGAAGTAGTAGACAATATTTCGTTTAGTACGCACAGTGAACACATAGATGAGCAGAAGTTCTTTGATACAGTAATTAAATTACACAGTACCATTGCGCGAGATAAATTTATACATGTAAACGTGATGAATGAGTCGTGGAATCAAGACCGTATTCCGCACTATGTTGCTCTACTAAAACAGCATAACATAAGTCACAATGTGAATGATATTGATTATGGGCACAAGACTCGTACAATACCAATCATGAAAGGTAATCTTAATCTTGCAATTCCATCCGCATGAGTATTATAATTGCGAAGTGATCCTTGATAACACAAGGCATTATCGCATTGACGGAAACTGGTTACACAATCAGAAACTGGATAATTGGCAGGGTTGGAGTTGTGATGCAGGACACAAGCGACTGTACATAGACTCCGACAATAATGTCTACGGTGGTCAATGCATGAATGATCAGTTGGGCAATTTAAATGAATCTTGGCAGTTGTTGGATCAACCAACAACATGTCAACAAAAGCGTTGTACAGGGTGTACAGACGACTTGATAGTAGCAAAAAGAAAGGCAAGCAATGAGCGTTGAAATTGATGTAGTAAGTGAAGTATACACAATTCTAAAACAATACATTCCCCAAAAGGATAGGCAAGAAGCCGCAGACAACTTGATGAGTGTCATGGTTGATATGCTTAATGATGTTGAGCTTAAAGAATTCAGTAGTACTGATGCAGCCTTGGGTCGTGCATTTAAAGAGTACGCCGGCGGCTTTGAGGACGATGACAATTACGAAGACTACGAAGATTAATTATGTGGTACAACCGAGTAGTCAGCAACATGGGAGAACTCCCAAACTTTATTCTGTACTACGAGCAACAGTTAGGTGCCGCACGACTTGAATGTGGCATCAAAGGCAAGCTGGAACGCAACGTATCTGATTTGCCGGGTATCACTGAATATAGATTTAACCAACTGCAAGAAATTGAAGCGGTGTTGAATTATCTTAATATACAGCTTCGCAAGATCAAACAAAAACACTATAAGAAGTATCTTGAAGGATACGCTAGGGCACTTACCAGCCGCGATGCTGAGAAGTATGCAGAAGCTGAAGACGAAGTCATTGACATGGAAACAATCATTAACGAAGTTGCGCTATTGCGTAACAAATGGTTGGGACTGATGAAAGGCATTGAAAGCAAAAACTTCATGCTGGGTCACGTGGCACGTTTGCGTACAGCAGGTATGGAGGACATTTCAATATCATGAGTTTCAGCAACGCCTATTACAGCCACGAACACAGTTTAGAAATACTTAACCTACTGTACGGTTACGACAGTTTCCTGGATAGCCTTACTGTAGTTGCAGATGTAGGTTGTGGTGCAGGACTTGACGCCGAATGGTGGGCTACACTAGAAACACGTGACGATCCTCCAGAGCCACGCAACTATCACGTGTATGCCGTTGATCGAGATCTTGTTCGGGTTGAGCCCGATGTACGTGCTACTCCGGGCATCAGATGGATCACACAAGACTTCCATCAACTAGAGCTACCTGAACGTGTGGATTTGTTGTGGTGTCACGATGCATTTCAATACTGCACAACACCATTGCAAACACTAGCACAGTGGAACAGCCAAATGAACCAAGACGGTATGTTGGTAATGAGCTTGCCGCAAGACATCAACTACGTCTACAATCGTTTGCAGTTTAAAACACAGAACTATAGTTACTTCAACTATACTATCCCTAACCTAATCTACATGCTGGCCGTTAATGGATTTGACTGCCGCGATGCATACTTCTATAAGAACATGCAAAGCAACTGGATCAACCTGGCAGTATATAAAACAACAGAGACAATGGATCCTGCTAGTACCAGTTTGTTTGACCTAGCCGATCGAGGTCTGTTAAACGACAGTAGTATGACTAGCCTTAACACCCACGGACACCTGCGCCAAGAAGACATTGTGTATGCTTGGCTAGACAAAGATTTTTATCAAGCAAAAACATGAACATAGTAATTGTAACTGGTGGATTTGATCCACTGCACAGCGGCCATATTGCCTACTTCCGAGCAGCACGATCATTAGGCGACAAGTTAATTGTTGGGCTAAACAGCGATGCATGGCTAGTACGCAAGAAAGGTGCAGCATTTATGCCCTGGCTAGAACGTGCTGACATTATCGATAACCTTGCCTGTGTAGATGATGTATACGAGTTCTTTGATGACGATGGGTCAGGCAAAGATGCTATTGTGCGTGTACGTGAAGACTATCCTGATGCACACATTATCTTTGCCAACGGCGGAGATCGCACACAAGAGAATATCCCTGAAATGGATATCGTAGACGACAACCTAGAGTTTGCGTTTGGGGTAGGCGGGGAAGATAAAAAGAATAGTAGTAGCTGGATTCTACAAGAATGGAAAGCACCCAAGACTGAACGTGCATGGGGTTACTACCGTGTGCTACATGAAGTAGCAGGAACCAAAGTAAAAGAGCTCACAATCAATCCCGGACAAAGTCTAAGTATGCAACGCCACGAACATCGTGCTGAATATTGGCATGTTAGCGAAGGGCAATGTATTGTAGAACAGCAAACCGAAAACGGTTATATGTACCCTGCGATCGAACTTTCTGAGCACAAAAGCACACATATTCCACAGGGCGGCTGGCACAGACTGTATAATCCATTCTCTGCCCCATGTAAAATCATTGAAATCCAGTACGGCACAGCTTGCGATGAGGATGACATTGAGCGCAGATAAATAACTTTACTATGCGCGATTTAATTAACCTACTGTCACAGATTAACGAGGACCAAGGTCCGGACCCTAAGGAACTTGAAGCATTCAAGTCCGTTATTGCAAGCAAAATTAAAACTTTGCCTGCTGATGACGCTACTGCTAAAACCCTTAAAGAAATTGAAGAGTTGCTGCAACACGTTAATGCTGGTGGACGTATGGGCATGATCAAAGGCCAACTGCATCAAATTAATGATCCAGCAGTTATGGCTGCACAAAAACGTTTGGCGCAGTACTTGGCTAGTATGGAAGTTAGTCCCGAAGATCGTAAAGAGTTGTTTGCTTTGTGGAAAGCAGACAAGCTGGTTAACATTGACAAGTTGTTGTCCAAGAAGCAATGTAGCTTTGAAGAAATTTTTACCAACTACGGAAAAAATGCAGCCATTACTGAGTTAGTTGACGATGTTATGCAAACTGCTGACCTAGGACAAGGTAAAGGTGAGTTTGGACTTAACGTATTAAGTAAGAGTGTTGCCAAACCCGGTGGACTAGGTGACTTTACTGACTCAATTGATAATGCAAGCGACAGCGCCGAAGAACAAAAAGGAAAAGGCGATTTGATCGTCAAGTACAAAGGCAAATGGCACAAAGTCGAATGTAAAACAACACACGGCGGCGCAGCACGTTTTGCTGACCAAGAGGTCCGTCCCGCTGAGGGCTATGAACGTGCCGCAGCAGAGCTTAACAAGTTTGTTGAAGATTTTAAAAACACACCCATGTACAGTACTGTCTTGCCCAAGGGCATGGCAAAAGGCTATGGACTAAATCTTCGTTCTGCTATTGCTTTATACAATCCGTGGCTTAAAGGCGCTGACGAGTACGGAGTTAAGTATATCAAATTAGTTGAAAACGTAATTACATTAATCTTTGGTGGTAAAGACGCAGACAAAGCTCGCATCAAAGCAATTATGGATGCAATTAAATCTGGCAACTCTAACGAGGCTCTGCAACAATATGCACAGGCTAGTTTTGCTTACTATATGAGTAAGAAGGACGACGAAGGGGTACTTGCGATTAACATCAATGAAAAAACATTTATGTTCTATAGTACTGCTGAGGATTTAACAAAAGAAAAACTTCGTTTCAACGCCGACACAGTATATCTAACAGCTAAAGATGTTGCACGTGGTGCGTATCCTCAGATGAGTATTCAACAAACTACATTTGGTGCCAATGCACGAGCCAAAGCTGAACTAGATGCTAAGAAACAAGCAACCAAAGCAGCCAAGGAAAATCCTGTTGCAGCACCAGTTGCCAATCCGTATCCTGCTAATCAAGCACAACGTAAAGCAATCGAAGACAAGGCATTTGAATTTGCTCGAAACTTTGCTGCACAGAAAGGCATCTTTGATGAAGACACAATCAATCAAATTGCTTTCTACGCTATTGATCAAATCGAATCGGGTGTGCCACCTGAAAAGATACGTGCTATGCTTCCAAAGTTGATACCTCAACTGCAAGCACAGACTGTCCAACAACCTCAACAGCCGCAAGAGCCTGTTGCTGAGACTAGATTGTTTGGTAGATCTCGCAGAGCTTGACACACAAAGACTCTCGCACTATAATAGAATCACGTTGCGTTGATAGCTCAGTTGGTTAGAGCGTTCGACTCATAATCGATTGGTCACAGGTTCGAGTCCTGTTCGACGCACCAAGTAATAAGAAAGTTAGCATGAAACTCACAGAAGACCAATTCCGCTTTGAATGGTTTAGCGGCACAGGAAAAGGTGGACAGCATCGCAACAAACATCAAAATTGTTGCCGCTGTATACATGAACCTACGGGTATAACTGCTAACGGAACCAACAGTCGCAGCCGAGAAGATAATCGAGCAGCGGCCTACGCAACTTGCCGAAGCCGTGTTGTTGCTCATTTCCATGTAGACAAAGCACGTAACCAAGCAGGTACAGAACGTATTCGGACATATCACGAGCCAGATAATCGTGTTGTTGACCATGCCAGTGGCTTTACAGACACCTACACTAATGTTATAATCAAGGGTGATGTAGAGGACATGATTACTGCCCGTGCTAGAGCAGTGAGATAAAATATCCGGCGTTAGTATAATGGATAATACAGCGGTCTTCTACACCGTGAATGTGGGTTCGATTCCTGCACGCCGGACCAAATATAAATGTATACACTCGATAACGACCCAAAGTTGGGTTACTACAAACTAGGTGACAAAACATACTTCGGCAAGGTAGAAGCCTTGATGGAAGCCACTAAGTCTGGCATATTTCCTGAGTGGCATTTTAATCGAGATGTGTACGGCAAACTTGATTGGTTAACAGCACCTGCGGTCCCACTGAAAGATCTTTATCGTATGCGAGCGCAACAGTTGCGTGACAAATATGATTGGATTCGAGTTGAAGCAAGCGGTGGTGGTGACAGTACTACAGCAATCTACAGTTTCCTGCACAACGGAATACACTTAGACGAAGTTGTATTCCGTTATCCCAAGACTGGTGAGAAAGGTGTGCATAATGATCCTTTCAACACAAAATGCGAAAACACATTAAGTGAATGGGAGTTTGCAGCCAAGCCATTGCTGGAGTGGATCAAGACTAATTACCCACGTGTTAAGATTACTGTACACGATTACAGTGAAAACATGATCAAGGGCGAAGCAGATGAAACCTGGGTCCTCAAAACAAAAGACTACTTCCAACCAGGTCATGCATTTAAACACGATAACATTGGCTTGATCGACCACCGACGTGATGCCGATACAGGCAAACGTATTTGTGTGCTATATGGAATCGATAAGCCCAAGATGTGTATTAAGGATGGAAGGTGGTATGCGTACTTTATGGACTTGCAAGCGAATCATTCGAACTCTGTTGTTTACGAATACACTAATATTACTAACGAATACTTTTATTGGACACCTGACTTACCGGAAATTGTACTGGCACAAGCTCACATTATTAAAAACTGGTTTAGCCTTCCGCAAAATACTTTCTTGCAGTTCCTGGTACGATGGCCCAACTACAGCGTATCACAGCGAACAACATACGAACAAGTAGTTAAACCCCTGATCTATCCTGACTACAATCCTGCAACGTTTCAGGTCAGCAAGCCCACCAACAGTTTTTACAATGAGATGGACTTTTGGTTCTACACCAACTTTAAAGACACTGAAGCATACAAGCAGTGGCAAGCGGGATTGGATCTCTTGGTTAGAAGCATTGACATAAAATACTTTAATACCGAACTAGGACGCCCGGTTGGGTTTGTAGGTTTCTTGAGCCCGTTTTATGATTTGGGCCCAGCAGAATACCAAAGCACAGGCATAAATGAATATCACAAGTTCTAACATGGATCAATTTGGTTACTACCAAGTTGGTGACTTTAAATTCTACAGCAAGCTAGAAGCAGCACACGCCAATGATCGTATTGGGCGTATCAGTTGGAATTTTAACGAAGAAGTCTACAGCAGCTACAATTGGCGAGTTGAACCTGTGGAAACACTAGAAGAACTCTACAGACAGCGAGCACAGCAGATTCGTGACAACTACGACTATATTGTGTTGTGGTTCAGTGGCGGGGCAGACTCCAACAACATCTTAAACAGTTTTATCCTTAACGATATTAAGCTAGATGAAGTGGCCAGCATGGTTAACATTGAAGCCACACGTGACAAGATGACCTGGTTAAATGCTGAAATCTACAATGTAGCAACAGTTAAAGTAGAACATGCAAGACAGCGCCAGCCCGACTTGGTGCATAGGTTTGTGGATTTATCCAAGTTGATGATGGAACACTTTACCCAGAAAGAAACCAAATTTGATTGGATTTATCAAATGAATGGTTACTTGGGACCAAACAATGTAAGTAGGCAGGACATCAAGCTCAAGGTAAAAGAATGGGCTGACATGATCACAGCAGGCAAGCGTGTTTGCTTTATACACGGAATTGACAAGCCCCGTTTGCTCAAAGTCAAGGACCATTACTATTTTAGATTTGTAGATTTAATCGATACCGCAGTCACCCCTAACATGCAGATGTTAAACCGCCCCTGGGAGTTTGATGAACTGTTCTACTGGACTCCGGCTGCACCCAAGATTGCAATCAAACAAGCTCACGTGTTGAAAAAGTACATCAAGCACTTACCGGACAACAGCGATGCTTGGACTACGGAACCCGGACCTGTGCAAATCGGTGACAAGTGGTTGACCACTAACGCAATACACAGTATAATCTATCCTAGGTGGTATCCTGTTCCGTACCAAGCAAAGGCTCCTAGCCTATTGTTTACACCACGGGACAATTGGTTCTACTCATTGCCCGAAGATGATCCTGCTAGGTATTCTTGGAAAACTGGACTAGATGAAATTTGGAAACAGTTTCCGGACAAGTGGAAGAAGGACCCTAACAACATGAGCAAGGGGTTCATCCCCATGTTTAGCAAGCACTACGATTTGGGAAACTAAAACAGAAGTTTTAGATAAAATGGATAAATAAAATTATCAATCTGCTTGACACAGATTGATAAATAAAATACAATAGGAACATGATGCAACACTTTATAAGTCATTCGTTAAAACAACAGCCAGGACTAGGCATGTCAGCCTATTGGTCTTTGTTTGCGAATACGAATGTAAAAAGTGATCGCACACCAGAGATTAAAACAGGGTTCCGAGAGGGATGGGATGATTAAGTAACAAACTTACATTCTAAACTAAAAGGAACCCTAGGACTAAAAACCCTAGGGTTTTTTGTTTTTGAACTGAAAAGGAATTATGCAAAAGTTTGATTTGAAACAACGGATGCGTGAAGTACGATTCACAACTGAGCATACACTTAGTCAGGAACAACTGCATAAGTTGATCCAGGAGAAGTTGGAACGTGCCGAAAGGCAGTATCGTTCCGCAAAAGTTCAGGAAGAACGTACTTTGCAACCGTAAAGTACAAAGTGTTATCGAAAGAGTGGAAACGAGATCCACGCTAGACACTATAATAACTAGCAAATGGGCGGACAGGATACATGAAATCTGCGGCGATAACGCAGACTGTAAGACTCCTGGGTAGGGTATCAACCCTATCATATCCTGTGGCAACACAGGGTATTCTAAAGTGTAGAAGATGAAAATTCGGCGAGGCTACTACCCATTGCGTGACGCGGGCCCACTGAAAGGGCCGATAGATTACTACTGCACTTTAGAATACATGGAGGGTTAACCAGACTGGGTCTGGCACGGTCTTGAAAACCGATGGTGTTAGCAATAGCATAGAGTTCGATTCTACTAGCCCTCCTCCAGTTTATTCCGCGAAATCCAAGCAAGGTGCAGGGACCCGGCTGTTAACCGGAAGAGGCTTGGTTCGAATCCAGCAGATGGAGCCAATATTAAAACACGCTAACAGCGTCGTACCGGTCGCCGGACTTAGGTTGAATTCCTAATAGTGTGTTTTTATATTGGGGGCAGTAGCGGGCTACGGTTCTCCCTTGCAAGGAGGATGTCTAGAAGGGTTCAACTCCCTCGGTCTCCACCAAATTTATGTATCCCTGGTGTTAACGGCAGCATGACGGTCTCCAAAACCGCTGGTGGGGGTTCAAATCCCTCGGGGTACGCCAAACATAGTTTCTTAGCTCAGTTCGGTAGAGCAACACCTCGACACGGTGAAGGTCACTGGTTCAAATCCAGTAGGAACTACCATATACCCCGTTGGACAAATTGGCAAAGTCACTTCTCTCAAAAGGAAGAGTTCTCTCAGTTCGACTCTGAGACGGGGTACCAAATTGCAAACTAAAGTATACATTTGACCATTAATGGAAAATGTCATACAATAGATACAAGTTAAGAAATTAACTAACAAAAACGGTGCTGTAGCAAATAAACAACAAACTGCCAAACAGTTGTTGGAGAGAAAAGAAAAGTTTGCTACAATACATGTATTGAAACAAATAACAAACAGAGCAGCGATCGTGCTGTAATGTTAACAGTCTTTAAAAAGATACTGTCATATATCCCTGCACAAGTTGTAGGGCTCTATATGCAAACACATTAGTCAGGTTGGGATGTAGAGTTTTTGAGTTTGAACGGCAGGCGGCGACGCGACACCTAGTATTGCTTGAAAGAGTTCTCCTGATGAGATAGGGTTACTAGCACCACTAGGCATCTTATTGTAGGGATTGATATCCGACGGGATATTCCACAATAAGTTGCATGAAAGCTGAGGACAGTGGCAACGCTGATCCGAATGGCACGGTGGAGTAGACTAGTTGTAATAATGTAGACGCCGAAGCAGTAGACGGTACTGTGGAGCTAGCAGAGCTGATATTGCGTTGAGGTTCCCGAATTAATGTGTTTACATATAGATGCGAGTGTGGTGTAATCGGTAGCCACAGCAGACTTAAAATCTGCCGCTGTAATGGCGTGCCGGTTCGATTCCGGCCACTCGCACCAAGTTAAACGCACTAGATCCCTTTTATACTGAACAGGCAATAAGTCGGATGGCGGTATAGATCCCTTTTAGTGTGTTTTCATATAAGTTTGTATCACTGTACCGAGAAGTGCCTTAGAGCCCATTTTAAGATTATGAGTACAGTGATACTTTTGGTGGATTCGTCTATCGGTTAGGACACCGGCCTTTCACGTCGGTAAGAGGGGTTCGAT